AACACCTATTGTTATTGGTTTTAACATTTCCAACGCTTTCTTGCTTGTCTTAATCTTGAATTAGGATTTGCTGCTGCTTTTGGAAATTGTTTCATTTGCCCAGCACTTCTAGCACAATATGATTTTCTACGTTTTGCAGCTTTAGATCCTTTTTTAACTTTACCTGTTACGGCTGTTTTTAATTTAGAACCAGGGTTCATAGCTCTATACTTCTTGACCCCAGCTTTAGTCATTCCCGCCCCAGATTTAGTGGGGCGGAAGTTCTTTTTATTTCTACGTGGTTGTTTATCAGCCATATAATACTTCTACATGTGTAGCTTGATTGAAGAAACAATACAAATCAGTTTCAAATCTGATTCCCTCATCAGGAAAACTTATTGTCATTACTTCATCTTCACCAGCACCAATTGCAGGAGTAGGTACAGTATATTTAACAGTTCCACCTGAACCATTATCTATCAAGTCTACTCTTCCTAAAGTACCACCACATCTAATACTTAATTGAAGCACTCTAGCTGGAGCACTAAGAGTATTAGTGCCTGCAGTAACTTTTGTTGTTACTTGTCCGCTAGAAGTTAACTGTTTATTTTTTATTCCGTACATTATGCTAAGTTGTTATTCTGCATGTAAAGTACAGTTACAGTAGCAGCACCTGTTGCACCATTACCCGTACCTGCTGTGAAAACAGCATTTACAGTTTGATCAGATGAACCAATGTCTGTACCATCAGTTTGAATAGTACCTCTAGTTGTACCTAAAGCTTTTACATTTGTTGCTGGTAAATACTCATCAGTATCACCTGCATGTCCAACTTGAACTGTAGCAGTTCCACCATCATTGTTTACAGTTGTAACATTTAAAATTACATCCACAATCTGTGAATTAGCAGGAATAATTCCTATTGCTGTAGTAGCAGTTGCACCGATAATATCGATTACTGCTGATTGAGCCATTAATACAAACCCTGTATTAACACTTGCTCCTTCTCTTATAGTACCAGCTTTGACTGGTCCTGAAAATGTAGTTGTACCCATGTCAACCTCCTTATAGTTGTCGTTTAAGTCTTGGGAAAGTTTATTTTAAAATAAAAAAGGCGCTCTTACAAGCGCCTTCTTCACCTAAGAAAGATTTAGTTAATTCTTATGAACCTTGAGATCCGTATACACATCTAGGATCTGAAAAACCAAAGCTGTATCTCTCTCTAGCTTTGTATCTCATGTTTCCTGTATCGAAATCACCTTCCATGCCAGTAGCAAGGGCAGCTCTTACGAAGTGTTTAAATCCATTAGGAGCATCAGTTTTAATGAAATATGCATCAGTGTCTGATAGGTAGTGGTTAACCACATATCCATCAGGTAGCATACCCATGTTTCTCATCGCATTGATGTCATTGTCAGCAGTACCAACTCTTAGAGTAGAATTTAAAATTCTATCAGCTACAAATTGAATGTTTACAGGAAGAATTAATTTTCTTCCTTGCATTGCAACTTTTAGCCCTCTTTCGTCGATAAAGCCTGCAATATCAATCATTGCTTGCTCTAATGAGGTTTCGTTCAAGTCAGCATCAGTTGCACTTCTGTTTGAGAATGTGCCACCTAAAGCAGTTGGGTGTGCTGTGTTTACTAATGAAACACCATCACCACCAGCAGTTGCGAATGCATTATTTAAAATGTTCGCAGCTTTTTGTTGCTTTGTGTATGCCATTGAACGTGCCAAAGATTTTGTGTAACGAGCCGATAAAGTATCGTACAAGTTGTCTTCGACTGCTTCCTCAGTCAAACTGAATGCTAATGCAACAGTTTCATGAGAATATCTAGCAGTGAAAGATTCTTGCGCTGTATCAAATTGTACAGCAGAACCTTCCTGCTTGACTGCAGCTTCACCGAAGCCAACTAACATTACTTCTTCTTCAAAAGCTCTGTCACTTGTTTCTTGGTCAAAAATTTCAGCATGCTCGTTTTCATAACGAGAATACTCCATACCGAACAGGGCGTTAAGGCCAGGTTCTAGCTCTTTCGCGAGTTGCGCTCTATTAATCGCCATAATACTCTCCTATACGCCTGCAGTTCCAGTACCACCACTCATATCAGTGTTGTTAAGTTTTATAACAAGAACAGAGTTATTAGCCGTAGCGTCATTACTCGGTGTGTCATAAAAATCAATCAACTTCACCTGAAGTGCTGCAGTAGTATTTTTAGAACTTGAATCAATTTCTACACCAGAAATACCCGAAGTGGTAGAACCAGCACCAAAAATGAGATCACAGTTTTGGTTTAAGTCAGCGGCTACTAGATTGCTCACTGCTGAATCTTGCTGAGCAATATATAATTGGTCAGGATCATCAGCAATAAAAGCTATAGCATCACTTGCCGCTGTACCATTAGGGAAAGTGTTGTTATATCTAGGCTTGCCTGTAGATGGATCTGTATAGAAACATCCTAAAAAAATACCTCTAATAGGGTCGCCAGCAGTTGCTACCTCAATTGATCCGTCAGCTTTTGGCTTAACGGGGTCTCCTGTAAATAATGCGCTTGCGCCACTTGTAATAGAGTATTTAGTCGTACCAGTTGTTCCACCAGGGGCAGAACCAACTTTAGCTATTGGTCTAAGACCGAAAGCTTGATCTATGTTAGCCATAGTAGTCTCCTAAATTTTTTAGAGACATAAATGATCTTACTCATTAAGATTTCTTATTGCCTCCAAATGTTACTCTGCTTTGCCTTTCCTGATGGATTGGCATCGCTGGATGCTCTTCTTTATGGAGATCATTTTCTACTGCTTGTGTCTTTGAATCCGTTAAGTTTCTGAAATAAGAATTTCTGTCTTCTTTAACTTCAACAGGACAACGCATTAGTAATAATCCACCAATTCCTATTACACCTTTATATTTGCCGTCAGCAATAGAAGGTAAATCCATTCTATCGGGATATTCATCTGATTTAACAAACTCATATCCACTTCGTAATCTACCGATGATATTTTTTTCATCTTGCATACCACGATATTCAGCTCTTACCCACCGATGGTGATAACCTTCAGGTGGCTCAGGTGCTTCAAGATTTGAAGGAGGAACCCATCCCCTCTTTCGAGTATCCTTTTCACGGGTTTCTAATTTGCGTGAGGTTTTGTTTATTTTAGTTTCAGTCATTTACGCCTCCTTCACGTGTTTTGCGTATTCTTCTAGTGGCACATTAAGTCTTTTAGCTATTGCAACTTGTGAAGGTGTGAGCTTCACGACTCGGCGTCCAGATTTAGTTTTTCGTACGGCCGACGCTACAGTCTGAACGGGCTGTTTCGTTTCGGTTTTCTTCTCCTCTTCAGCTTGTTTAAACTTATGAGGAAACTCACTTCTTATATAAGAATTAATCTCAGTATAATACTCATCGCTCGTTGGGTCAAACCCTTCTTGCAATAATACGTCATGATAAGACATCGCAGTAGCAGTCATAGCTCTATCTGATCCAAACCATGTGTTTTTTTCTGCCCAATCTTCTGCTTTATAATCGACAGGTTGATAAGGTTGCTCTTGTTGAGGCATTTGCGCTTGCTGCTGTTGAAAAGCTTTTTGAGCTTCTTCGTCTCTTTTTTGATTAGCTTTTAAATTAGTTAAACGCACAGAGTCTGCTTTTGCTTGCGCTAATTGTTCTTGCGCAGCTACTTGTCCTTCCGTGTCATTATCTTCTATAGCTTTTTTAAGTTTTGATTTAGCAGCTTCTACTGAAGATGTAACTCTACCTTCAAATTCTGATACATAACCTTTACCCACACTACTATATTTCTTTTTAAGATCTTCGTTTTCTTTTTGTGTAGTTTCATAAAGTCTTTCCATCTCTCGCATTCTTCCCACGAGATTGTTAATTCTTTTCTTTACTCCCTTACTATAGTTATCAAGATCTCCTGTTTCATAAGGATCGGTAGGAACTTCTGGTTCAATCTTTTCACGTGAAAGTTCTTTAGGCTCTTCTTGTTGAACTACTTCTTCTTGAACAAAGTCATTGGTTTCTTGCTCTTCTTGTTGAACTTCAACACTCTCTTCTTTTTTATCGTCGTTAAGTTCCACTTCAACGGGATCACCTGATGTGTCTATTGGAACCATTTTCTCATTAGCATTCTGCATAGAGTTCTCCATGTTTATAAAATATTAGCTGGCAATATATCTCTTGGATCATCAACAACTGCCAGGACTTCATCGTCGTTAATAATTCTTAATTCGCCTCCGTCTATCTTAATTCTAGATCCCGCATATCTAGTAATTAAAACCCAATCATCCTTCTTGCACCAAGGGCCATCAGGATATCTATCTTTATCTTTATAGGCGCTAGGACCTATTTTTAAAACTTTACATATATTTGTTGTTATTTGTGATTCACTAATTGTTTCATCTGTAAGATGGATACCACCTTTTGTTTTACCTTCTAATCGTAAAGGAAATAAAACAATTCTAAAACCAGTTGGCTCAGGAATCTTCTCTAATTCTTGTTTTTTTTGTTCAGCTTGTTTGCCGTCCCAAACATGTTTTGGGACTATTAGTTTTGGTTTAGTCATCGTCTAGCTCCTGTTTTTTTAGCAGGTCCGTGAGTTCCTGTACTTCTTGTTGTAAGGCATGTAACTTACCCGTTAAATACCTATATTCGTTCCAATCTGAAACGCCTTGCAATATAACTTGTTCTACTGCTGTTTGTCTATTTAATAATTGATTTTTATAATATGTAAAAAAGTTTTCTATTCGCATGACTTCATTTGGTCAGCTAATTTTTTGCAGCGATTTGGAGTTTGTTTATTCCATTTCGAGTCGAGCATCTCGTAACTCGCGCCAATAAAATTGCTTTCCTGCAGGCATTTCCACATGTTACGGAACTTGGACACGCCTGATTTTCCAAGTTGAAATACCATTTCGGTAATGGTGTGTTGCGCGGTTGTAGGCAAATCTCTTACATCAAACTCTTCCATAAGTTGTCTTGCCAAACCGATTGCTTTACTTAAATCTTTATCAAATACTTCTTGTAATTCTTCTTTGGTATATGTTTTACCATCTTCAAATTTATCTTCGTGTACTACTTTATGACCCCAACCTATTGTGCGAAATCCTTCGGTGTCTATGTAAACGTGATCTCTGAAGCCTTCTGATAATTTTACGGAACCAGCTAATTCGTCGTATGTCACTTAGTAAGACCTCGTGCCTTCTCGAAACTTCTCATGCCAGCGACTCCGAGCATTGAGGTGACTACGGCTAGAAGAGGCCCAGTCTCTATGGACGGAGCAGATATATCCATTCCAGAAAACTTTGCATACCATTCTATACAAGGAGATAAAATGAATTCAAACATTAACGCAAAGGCTCCTACCCATCCTATAGCTGGTCGCCAGCCAGCAACGAATACGCTGCGATGGCTGGCTTCCTTTGCATTAACATCTAATTGCTTTTCTGCAAGCTTTTGTTGAATGCGTTGCATGATAATTTTTTTATC